GAGACAAGTGCATCCATCTCACTAGTTGTAGGTTGGGCTTTACCGTCCACATTCCACGAAATTATTTTTGGGCCTTCGCCATCACCAGCATCGTAAACTTCCAACTCTGTGCGGAAATCCACTTCTCTGCCCACATGAAGCTCGATAATTTCTTTTATTTTCCCAGTGTAATTAGCCATTAGGTATCCCCCACTCTTTGAAAAACTATATGAGTGTAATTTGCGTCCGTGTTTGAACCGAACGTAACATTTGTATGACTTGCCAAAATGTTGGTTTTAACTTTGCAGTTTGAGGTGTCTGTTACATCAAAAATTACCGAGCCGCCAGCGTTTTTGTAATAGGAACCAGATGTTGATGTTGTTGCACTATATGTTTCCAACACTACATTATAATCCGAGTTATTCAATGTGGCTTGTAAAACTCCACCAGCATACGTTACCGTGTTTTGTACCATAAAAATGTTATAGGTAACTAAATAATAACCCGTATTTGCAAAAGAAAATACCCCACTTGATTGAGATACACCAGTACCCTTATTACCTTGCCCTCTTGAGTCTACTGCTTCCCACGCTGTAAGGGTTTGTTGAGAACCGCCAGAGCTTGGCACTAAATCCGATGTTGTTCTAAAAATTGAAACATAGTTTTGACTACCATCAGTTAAAACAGTTGAAGTGCTTTCGGGTAGGGTAAGGGTGTAATCACTGTTTGTATTAGGGGAGGCTACCGTTAAAACCCCCGACCCGCTTGCATTTGGTGTGAAAGCTATTTTACTCATTTAATTACCCTATTATACCTTTAGTTATCGCTGCTAAAACTAAAAAAACCACCTCTCCAAACAACATCATCTTGGAGCAATTCAAAATTGTGTGCGATTAATTACGGCTAGATATGCCGATCTCACAGAATCCGTATGATGCTCCGCAGCTAATGCTCTTATCTCATCACTCTCAGCACTTACATCGTCAGCTGGAGATATTGTTCTGCGATGTATAGCACCGTCTGTGTCTTCCCTTACTTCAATAATTTTATAATCACCCACTACTCTTGTTGTTATGTTCATAATTGTCCTAAGCTGTCATAAATACTAGACTAAGTTGATAATCAGAGTTGTTATTAAAAGTACCTTCCGTCAAACTGCTCCCCCCATCTGTTGCAAAAAATAAACCAGAAGCAGCGTTTTGCGAAGCACCAACGGTTATCTCATTTTCTTCCATGCCAAAATTTGCACCGTAGTTCAGCGGTTCTGCTCCGGGTTGAGAAATATTGGCAGATGTAAAAGGTAGAGTAACAGCCGCTACACCAGTTGAACTTCCTTTTGAACTTAAAGTCACACGCATCGTTACAAAACATAGTCTACCAATCTTTGTGTAGAACCCTACTTGGGTTGAATACCCTATTCCAGTGGTTCCACCCCCAAAACTAATTGCAGGTGTATACGTTCCCTCCTCATAATCATCTAAAACATTAGCACCGGAACTTGCTGACTGAGTAGCCGCAAAAGCTATTTTAGTAACACCTCCTGCTGCTATAGTAATCGAGTCTGAATCACTAGTAGAACCCAAAGTTTTGCCATCCGGTATCTGGATTCCTTCAGTCCCATCTAATGTTATTGCCATATTATCTCCTATACAATCTCTAAAACACTACCACTAGGAACTGTAAGAGTAACCCCACTCGCTATAGTTAAATTAGTCGCAATAGCATTTTGAGTTACCGCTTTGTTTTCACCTATAGTGTAATCTGCTGTTACTGTAGCGTCATGCTCTAATACACCAAATGATCCTGTTCCACCAGAGCCAGCAAATTTAGCTCTATCACCTATATAACTATCCGAAAATGCTCCGAGATAACTCATTTAATCTCCAATTAAATAACTTAAAATTACATCCCCAGCCGTTGCTGCACTGGCGTAGGCTTTCAACAAATCCCCTTCCTCTGCTACTAATTTTTGATCGCCTCCAATCAAAACCAATGTACCACCCACAGCTATAGGAGCATCTTTAACTAAGTGAATAGCCGATCCTCCATTTTTTGTAAAAGTAACTGTTGCAGTAATATTAGAAGCAGATTTATTTGACACTGTTAAGCCAACAATTACATGAGTAGTGGATGCAGAAACAGTGTCACTAACAGTTGTTGGGCTTCCCGATGAATTTGAAATACTTGAAACTGCTTTTGATTTGAATGCCATTTTTTTATCCTAAAGCTATAGCCATAGCTTGTGCCGTGGCTGTTATTTGTGCAGCTGTTCTACCGTCAATATCACTTAAAACCTCAGAGGCACTCCTGCCCTCTATAGATGTTCCATCTACCTTAAGAAAATCATTATCTGCTACGCCAGAAGTAAATTTAGCTACATTAGTATTAGATATACCAGTATCCAGAACTGCCGCTGTGCCTAAGCCTAGAGAAGTCCTAGCAGTCGCTCCTGTTTCCGCTACAAAATTACTACCATCACCTACGATAAAATTACCATTAGTGACAGCTAATCCTGCTACATCTTGTAATTGAGCATCCAATCTAGCATTTGCTACAGTGCCTGATAGCTGACTTGCGTCAATAGTCTTGTTAGTAAGAGTTTGGGCATCACTAGTAGTAACCGCCTTTTCTGAAGGATACGTAACAAATACATCTTTAGTTCCTGCAGAAAAATCTACAGCACTATTAGAGTTACTTGATTTTAATACCGTAGTTCTAGCTAAAGTGTTTGAGCCCGAAGTTGATACTGTGCCTAACCCTACCTCAAACTCACTAGCATTTTGGTGGGCTATAGCGTAGTAAGTAGTATTAGTGTTTCCTATGGCAGAAGCAAAAGTTTGATACGATTGAGCTGCCCCACCCAGAGTTATAGTTCCGGTTCCTGTAGTAGTTGTAGTCTCCCTAACTCTGTCTGCTAATACAAACGCCATCTATCATCTCCTAGGCTAACCTTATTATAGCTGTAGATGCACCTGCAGCTGGAAAGGTAATTGTAAAGTCTCCTGCTGTAGCTGTAATATCACTGCCAAAGTTTAATATGACACATGCAGGATTAGTTAGTGAAGCAGATGTAGTATTAGGCGTGGAGTTGTATATCATCGCCCCACGAGCTGTAACTGTTACTGTTGAAAAAGTTAAGTTGCTAAAATCACATACAGCCGTACTACTATCTAAAGCGGGGTCTATAGAAGTTAAACTAGCCCCTCCTGACGAATAGTTAGTACCTGAAACTTCGTTAGAAGTAGTAAATGCTGTAGTGCTTGCACTTAAACTAGCACTTGATGTATATAAAGCTAATTTAAAAGTATCCCCCGAAGACGCATCAAAATCGTGAGCCCCGACTAAAAGTTCTTTTTTGAAGCTGTTACATACTGCTTGTGTAATTGCCATTAAAGTCTCCTGATAATTTCTGCTGCATCTGTATGTCCAGCGTTATTTAACTTATTTACCAAAGTAGTTCTATCACTTTTAACTGCTTGTTTCAAATAGTGTAATATAACTTGTTTTAGCCTATTTTGATAGGCCATAGCTTGATCTTGTAGAGGTTTTGGTGCGTCTTTCCCCACATATATTATATTGGAGATAGCCATTTCTGTAAGCTCTTCAGGGGTTAGCCCCCTATTAGAAGTTGCATTTACTGTTACATTTCCAACGCTACCGTTTAAAACCTCACTAAACATTAAGTTACCTCGTATCTAACTTGCCCTGATCTATAGGCATCTCGTCTATCTTTACCATCTCCTAACATCTTTAACTGACGCATACCATCCGCATATCGTTCTTTATACAAAGTCAAAAGGTCTGGATCGCCCTTCATAAAAGTATATGCCTCTAGTAAACAACCATACAATAAAACTTGATCGTAATTAGTTCCTAACCATGTGGTTGTTGCTGTAACAATAGATGTAGGCATATAGTAATAATGTAATTCAAGAGAATATGCAGCATCAGGCACTGGAGCCATTAATATAGTATCGTCATCAAACAAAGAATAATATTTAGGTAATCCAGTAGTAGAAGTGCTGTTGTATGCCTCTCGTATCCAGTTTACATCCTTATTTATTAAATAAGAATATGCCCCACTATTTATAACTGCCAAAGAATACGAGGCTAAAAAATCATCTGGTAACTGTAAATAAGTGTTTCCTGAAGCTGTAAGTCCCGTAGAGTTTTTACGAAGTACAGGCAACTGTACCTCATTATATATACGTCTTTCTGCTTGCTTAATAAAAGAATCTAAATTATTTACAAACGTAGTTTCAGCATTCTCTGTGTAATCCTGAATAGCTTGCTTAAGTTCTGTGTAATTCATCGCATATATCCGCTAAATAAAGACATTAACCCACCGCCAAAAGGTGAGTTGTTAAAACCACCGCCATAACCACCGCCATATCCCATCATAGGAGACATTCCGTAGCCACCATAACCGCCATACCCCATCATTGGAGACATTCCATAAGAGCCTAATCCATACATACTTCTACCACCATACCCAAAAGGAGAGTATTGAGGTGGTCTCATATAACTTTGGAATTGCTGCATCAAATAGTTATATGGATTAAATTGCTGACGTTGCTGTACAGATTGTGGTTGTTGTGGTTGTTGTGGTTGTTGTGGTTGTTGTGGGGGTTGTTCTATAGGATCAACTATTACAGGTGGTGGAGGAACCACTGCATAATCATCCATAGGGTCTTTTATTACAGGTGGTGGAGGAGCCACCGTATCTAATTCGTTTCCTATATCGTCTATTGGACTCATGATACTGTCACCGTTACTGTTCCTACTCCAGAACTCATTTGTGTGCTAACTGTTCCAGATAAACTTAAATTACCATCCCCTACAGGATTCCAACCAAAAGCCCCTCTACCTGCTATAGCTCCTGTTGGCCTAGGGTCTTTTAACGCTTGCGGGTCACTTATTTTGTACCTACCCAAAAAATTCTGTGGGTGATCTTTGTCAAAAACATCTTTACCAACTCTAAGCCCTGTACGCACCCCCGCACTATACTCATGCTTTAAATCCTTGAGTTTATATCTAAACCCTGTCCGATCACAAAACCCAAAAGCATGCTTTCCTGTAGCGTATTTAGGCATACTTACGCTAATCTTTTACTTACTTTATTCCCTCTAGTAGAAGCTCCTTTTCCTTTCATCGGAATGGTCTGTGTTGAAGGAATATTGTTTGGATACCCTGCAAAATCAGGCACAGGTACGTTTTTAGGTTGTTGATACACAGTCTTTTCTTTCATAATTTTCTCCTATATTGAACTTATACTAGGCACAAACTGTACTGAAGCTTTACTCCTATCTTCATCTGCGGCTAGGGTAAATTGTTCTTCATATGCAGCTTTTAATAATGCCACTCTGTTAAGGTCTACTTCTGGTCGTTTTAATGCTATTTGATAAGCAAGCCCTGCAACCAAAGGAGGGATGAAACGACTAGGAGCGTCATAAGTGTTAGAAGCAGCAGCACCAACATCTTCAATCCTGCGAATACGCCAATACACCAATGTGTAAGTAGATGCGGAGTCTGGCACAGGCCAGAGCGTAACTGTTGGAGTTGCTTGTCTATCCACATAAATCTGTACAGGCTTTCCCTCACTATTTTTAGATGTCAGTGTAGCATAAGTAGAGCCTGAAATACGGGTAAGGGATTGATCTGACTGTGTTGAGCCTGAACCTGTACGAATAACATGCTCTAACAAATCTATAGTATCTGATGGTAACGTATAAGTAGCAGTGCCAGCCGTTATAGATACTGTGCCTTCTGCTACAGTCCATAGGTTTAACCCTCTATTAGACCATTCAGCAGACATTATATTAAGGCTACGTCTAGCAGTTCTTAAATCATAACCACTACGCATCTCTAACCCACAGCGTTCAAATGCCTCTTCGCATATCTCCGCTATGTCTGGGTTAAACGCTGCTGTGCCACTAGTCGCCACTATCTATTCCTTCCCCTAGTTTTGCCTCTTAGAGCAATACCATCTATTTTACCACCCATACTATACTTCATGACTTTACCACCGCCCATCATCCCTTTATATTTCTTTGGTGTCCCATTTGTTTTTTTGGTTGTTGGGCCTTTCTTTTTACCAACCATCTTTGCTGCCTCTTTTACCCCCGGACTAACTTCTGGGTAACTCATCTTTTTGCCGACCGTTTTTGGTACTTTTTTACCAACCATCTTTGCTGCCTCTTTTACCCCCGGACTAAGGTAAATTTTGCCACCGTCCTTCATTCGAGACATATTCTTTTCAGCTCGTCTTTTAGGGCTTTTCATCATTAATTCGTCTACTGCTTTAGTAGGTCTATCACCTTTACTTGGTTTGTTGCTTCGTATCTCTTGTCGCTTGTAGGATGCCTCTTTCATGGCATCTTTTTGGGCTTTTCTCATAGTGTCCATTTTTTTCCTAGACTTAGCCATTTGTTCTTTTTCTCTCGCCTTGACAAAATCAGCTCGTTTTTTAGGGTTTTTAGCTATTTTTTCTGCAGCTGTACGCCCTACACGTTTAATTAGTTCCTTACCCATTTGTCCTGCTAAAAATACTGCTATTGGAATCTGAACCCCCATATCACACCATCCTTCCTTTGGTTTTGCCTTTTTTAGCCATACCGTTTACAGGGCAAGACACTACCCCACCATGCCCATATCTAACTTTACCGCCCATTTTCATCTTTTGTTTCATGTAACCACCGCCCATATACCCCATACGTTTAACTACTTCAGGGGCTTCTTTTTTTAAAGCTCTTAAACCGGGGTTCATGCCACCACGCTTCATAGATTTCATTTTATCTCTTTTATGCATCCCCATAGCCATAGCTGCAGGAGATAACATAGCCAAAGGTCTATACCCTTTTTTGCGAAGTTTTTTTGCTGCCATAGGCAGTAGTCCCATCATTGCCATTATTTATTACCCCCATA